CTTTGCACAGTACAGACAGACAGAGATGGACCAAAGCAGAGTGAACACGTTCTCACAGGTGGCAGAACTGCCTTACATGAGTAAAAGATTTGCACTGAAAAGATATTTAGGATTGAGCGAAGAAGAAATGGCAAGAAATGCCGAACTATGGGCGGAAGAAAACAACGTGCCACAGAAGAAACAGACCAAATCAAATGAATTGAGAGGCGGCGGGGTTACACAATCAGGTATATCAAGCGATCTAGATCAATTCGAAGAGCCAACAGCAGAACCAGACTCACCTGAACCGGGTGGAGTACAGCCAGGACAGCCGGGAACAACACCAGGCGGACAGACACCGGGTGGTACAGGTGGCGGCGGACAGGTATAAGGATTAAATACGATTATGAAATTGAATGAATTCTTCACATATGGCGCAGATGGTTTCGAACAGGACAAAACATACGAACCTGAACACGATATTTCGATATTAGATGCAGAAGACACCAGGAAAACAAGATTAACACTCAAACAAATCAACTCTATGAGGTTGGCATCAGAGGCACACGATGCTCAACAGAAGGAAGAAGCAGTTTTCGTCCAAAAGATGTACGGACAACCTGCCCAAGACGATAACTTAGAGTTATAATGTCATCCACAGCATTCGTACTAGGTAACGGTCAGTCACGTAAGGGCATCGAAATCAACGATCTCATGGAGAAAGGTACCGTGTACGCCTGCAATGCGGTGTACAGGACACACCAACCACACTGGCTGGTGGCAGTAGACCCAAAGATGATGCTGGAGATCGCCGAGACAGATTATGCTGTCAACAATAAAGTGTACTCCAACTTCAATGCCCAATATAATAAAGTACAAAAATTACTCGATCATGTGACTTGGTCTAAACCCAGTCTAGGTTGGAGCAGTGGTCCCACAGCATTGAAACTAGCATGTGATCACGGATTCAAAGAAATATACATACTGGGGTTTGACTACCAAGGGCTGAAAGAGGACAGCAAGAACAACATATTCAAACTGAACAATATCTTTGGCGGGACGAGGAACTACAAAAAGCCCAGTGACCAGGCCACGTTCTATGGCAACTGGATGAACCAGACCAAACGTTGCCTACAGGACTACAAAGATATAACATTCCACCGCGTGATACCCGAGGGATGGTTCAAACCCAAGGACATTGTTGGCGCAGACAACATCCAACATCCGTCCACAGAAGAATTCCTGTCAAAATTTGACCTACAGATCAAAATCTAGACAAAATACACCTTTTCACGCCAGTTACAGCACCGTTTTGGCCAGTCTGCAGTAAATACAAACACTTATAAGTACAAATCGACTATACAAAGGAGCACGTGTAAACATGTCAAACAATAAATTTGAGAGTTTATTAGAATTGCTAATAAACGAAGAAAACGATAAAGCCGAGGCTTTATTCCATGAGATCGTAGTAGAAAAATCAAGAGATATCTACGAGAATCTAGCAGACGAAGGCGAAGAAGTTAAAGAAACTGAAGCATCTGAAGAAGAGAAAGTAGAAGAAACTACAGAAGAATCTAAAGACGAAGAGGTTAAAGAAACTTCCGAAGAGTCTAAAGACGAACAAGTTGACGAAGTTGTTGAAATCGAAGACGAAGCAACAGAATCAGAAACTACCGAAGAAGAATCAATCGAAGAAGTTGGCGGCGACGCTACTGACGAATTGGTTAAAGACATCTCTAGCGAAGAAGAAGGCGAAATGGATGCAATGGACAAACCAGAAATGGACATGGACATGGATGCAGAAAAAGACGCTGAAGGCGATGTTGAAGACAGAGTAGTTGACTTGGAAGACGCTTTAGATGAATTAAAAGCAGAATTCGAAGCAATGATGGGCAAAAAAGACGGTGAAGAAGAAAAAGAAGACGAATCTTTAGCACCAGAAGTTGCACCAGAGTTAACTCCAGAAGTTGAAATGGAAGGCAAGCACGACAAAAAGGAAACTGTAAAAGAATACAAGATCCAGAAGTCAGCGGACAACGCCGACCATTCAGAGAAGTCAGCAAAATCACCAATCGAAACATCTAACAAGCCGATGAATACAGCAAGTGCTAAAGGAATAGCACAAGGCGGTGCAGACGACAACGGAAGACCAGCACCAACGGCACAGAAGATGAGTGATTTTGAGAATAGTCCAGGTAAAGACAAGTCTACTTCCTACAAGAAGCAAGGCAAGGCTGATACCGCGGATCATTCAGACAAATCTGCAAAATCACCTATTACTTCTAGCAAGTAATTTTTGATTTAAAGGAGATCGACGGATGAGTTCATTATACCTAAGAGAGAATCTAACATTTGATCAGGCCAGAGTGCAGGTCTTACACGAGGGAAAAGACGGTAAGGATTTGTACATGAAGGGCATCTGCATTCAAGGTGGGATCAAGAACGCTAATCAGAGGGTTTATCCAGTGCAAGAGATCGCGAAAGCGACTAAAACACTGAACGATCAGATTAGTTCAGGGTACTCTGTGTTAGGTGAAGTGGATCACCCCGATGATTTAAAGATTAATTTGGACCGTGTGTCTCACATGATCACAGAAATGTGGATGGACGGACCAAATGGATATGGTAAGATGAAAATCCTACCAACCCCAATGGGCTCACTTGTCAAGACTATGTTGGAGTCAGGTGTGAAATTAGGCGTTTCAAGTAGAGGTTCTGGAAACATGAACGAATACGGAAGCGGTGAAGTTTCAGACTTCGAGATCATCACAGTTGATGTTGTAGCCCAACCTTCGGCACCGGGTGCTTATCCCACGCCAATTTACGAACACCTGATGAATACAAAGGGTGGTAACATGGCAAAGGGTTTGGCGGCTGAAGTTAGAAATGACCCAAAAGCACAAAAGTTCCTGAAAGAGGCACTAACAAACATAATAAAGGACCTGAAATAACATGATAGACGCAATATCAAAATTAGTAGAGTCTGGAGCAATCTCGGAAGATGTTCAAAAAGGCATCCAAGAGGCTTGGGATTCGAAGATTAAAGAAAACAAAGAAGTTGTAGGCGCTGAGTTAAGAGAAGAATTCGCACAAAGATACGAGCATGACAAGTCAAACATGATCGAAGCGATCGACTCTATGATGAACGAGAAGTTATCTGAAGAGATCACGAAGTTCGTTGAAGACAGAAAAGCACTTGCACAAGAAAAAATCGCCTACAAAGAAAACGTAGGCAAACATTCTGCTAAATTAGAATCATTTATGCTTTCTAAATTGTCAGAAGAGTTAAAAGAACTACACGGCGACCGAAAAGGTGTCCACGAAAACTTCAAGAAGATGGAAGAATTCGTAGTTGGTGCTCTTGCTAAAGAAATCAAAGAGTTCCATGAAGACAAAAAAGGCGTTGTGGAAACGAAAGTCAAACTAGTAGCCGAGGCCAAGAAACAAATGGCCAAGATGAAAGAGGCTTTCATAACAAGATCTGCTAAAGTTGTAGAGTCTGCTGTAAATAAAAAACTTGCTGAAGAGTTAAAATCTCTTAAGGAAGACATCACAGCGGCGAGAACTGTCAACTTCGGCAAGAAAATATTCGAAGCGTTTGCGAGCGAGTACCAGAATTCTTACTTAAATGAGAAATCTGAGACTAGCAAGTTGATGAAAGTGGTTGATGAAACTGCTCTAAAACTAGCAGATGCTGAGAAAGTCATCGAAGAAAAGAAAGCGGTGATTGAGTCGAAGAACGCTGAGTCCAAAAGACAGGCAGACTTGATGGAACGTAAGGAAAAGATGGCTGAGATGCTCAAACCATTGGGCAAAGAAAAGAGTGAAGTAATGAGTCAACTGTTGGAATCAGTTCAAACAGCGAAACTTGAGGCTTCATTTAACAAGTATCTACCACACGTGATGGCTGACAAAGTGGTTCCAGGAAAAGCGAAAGTTCTTTCTGAGAGCGGCGGCGACAGAGCACAAAGGGAAGATGCTGACTTAACAAATATCCGTAAGTTAGCGGGTATATAACAACTAAACTAAAGGAAGATTACAAATGTCAGATATATTTGAATCAAAATGGGGCGAAACTAAAGCCGCTCTTACAGAAGGTTTAGCAGGCAACAAGAAAAAGACTATGGATGTCATCTTAGAAAACACTAAGAGATATTTGTCAGAGCAGTCTACAGCAGGTGCTACATCTGCCGGTAACGTTGCTACGTTAAACAGAGTGATCCTACCAGTAATCAGAAGGGTAATGCCTACTGTTATTGCGAACGAGATCGTTGGTGTACAACCAATGACTGGTCCAGTTGGTCAGATCCACACACTAAGAATAAGATATGCAGACACAGTTGCGTCAAACACGACTGCAGGTGAAGAAGCATTATCTCCATTCAAAATTGCGAAAGCATACTCTGGTAACCAGAACAACTCTACTCCAAAAGCGGCATCAACTGCTTCTTTAGAGGGAACACCTGGTAAGAGATTATCAATCCAGATCTTGAAACAACCGGTTGAAGCGAAATCTAGAAAATTAAGTGCTAGATGGACGTTTGAAGCGGCTCAAGATGCTCAAGCACAGCAAGGTATCGATGTAGAAGCGGAAATCATGGCGGCATTAGCTCAAGAGATTACTGCTGAGATCGATCAAGAAGTGATTGGTTCATTAAGAACATTGGCTGGAACGGCTAGTGAGACTTTTGACCAAGCGGCTGTGTCAGGTACTGCAACATTCGTAGGTGATGAACACGCGGCATTGGCTGTTCTTATCAACAGAGTTGCTAACCAAATCGCAACAAGAACAAGAAGAGGCGCTGGAAACTACGCTGTAGTTTCTCCAACTGCTCTTACAGTTCTTCAATCAGCATCAACTTCAGCGTTCGCAAGAACAACTGAAGGTACTTTCGAAGCACCTACTAACACTAAATTTGTTGGTACATTAAACGGCGCTATGAGAGTTTACGTTGACGCTTACGCTTCAGACGGTACAGACGTACTAGTTGGTTACAAAGGAGCAAGTGAGGCAGACGCACCAGCGTTCTATTGTCCTTACATTCCTTTAATGTCTTCTGGTGTTGTACTAGATCCGGCTACATTCGAACCAGTTGTTGGTTTCCTAACAAGATACGGTTACGTTGAATTAACGAACACTGCATCTTCACTAGGTAACGCGGCAGACTA